AGAATATAAAAAGACAATTGGCGATGTTGCCAAACCTTTTCAATATTTTGCGCAACCACCTTCTGTTGCTGGTGCACAGGATTTGTCTCCAACTGGTTTAAATGTAGATGCTTATAAGGAATTATCCAGAGCACTACAACAAGATCTCCTGGAGTCAGAAGCTAAGCAAAACGTTTTAAACCTTGGCGCTGCTACAGCGTTTGGTGCTGCATCACTCCCCTTCACAGAGTACATGCGCAACCAGGAGCTGAATCGTCAGATGCAAGCTTTTGAAACGAAGGAGTTATCTCCTACTGCTCAAGCTGCACGCAACCTGTCGATGCAACAACAACTTGGTTTAGCAGCATCTGCACAAGCTGAAAAGCGTCGTGCATTTGGTGATCTCAAGCGTGCAACGGTTGAGCCTTTCCGTTATCGTCGTTGATAACAACTCTATAATAGTTAAAGCAGTTTAAACAGGATTTTTCATGGCAGCAAAAGGAGGTGGCGGATCCAAAGGTGGCAGCGGTGCACGGAGTGGAGGTGGATCTCCACCGTCAGCACCACGTCCGTCTCCCCCGCCCGCTCCTGCTGCATCAACAGCGCGGGCAACAACCCCAACGGCACCGCGCACAGGGCCTTCTAGCTCTGCCCCAAAACCAACACCAGCAGGCGGTGTGCCTAAAGCGTCCAGTTCTGGCACGCCAAAGTCTGGTGGCGGTACTCAAAAAACTTCAATTCAAAAAGCACAGACTTTCCTATCTGGTCTTGGATCTACAATTAGTCCTAAAGAAAAAGATCAGTTAATTCAAAAGTTTGGCAGCCAAGGTAAAGATCTTCTAAAGCAAGGCATTCAAAGTGGCACGATTAGTTTAAAAGGTAAAGATAAAGGTAAAGATGGAAAAGGCAAAGATGGTGGTAAAACCCAAATAACAAAAACACCTGCAGGCACTTTTGTTGATCTTGGCGATATTGAAAGCGTCTTTGGCAGCATTATGGATGTGCTTGGTTCTTCCCAAGCAGAAACCTTTAATGAGCTAGAGGGTCAATATCGCTTGGATGAGCAGATGCTCGAAAACAAATCCAACGAGCGTTTGGGTGAATTTAACCTGCAAGGTGCTCAAGCACAAGCAGAAGCAACTAAATATGCTTCTGAACAATCTGCTGGCGCCACACGTTTTGCTGCCACCGAATCAACGCGTGGTCAGATTGAAACTCAACGTCTTGCTTCTGAAAGTGCAGAGCGTCAAATCGGTTTAACAGGTGGAGAGCAACGTAAAACACAATCTGAATTGCTTGCCGGTCAAGAACGTCAGATTGGATTAACGGGTGCAGAAGAACGTTTGACTGTTGGCAAGCAAGCTCAAGAACAGCGGGAAACCGAACTGCAACAGGAACTCTATCGTCGCTATAGAGAGGAGAAGGATTATAGTCAAGCACGCAGCGCATTCCGTGCATGATTGATTGGCTAGAAACTTTAACTCCTAACGAAAAAGAAGCGTTCCTTACATTCTGTAAAAAGCACAGTTCTCCGATCCAAATGTACCTGTATGCCCGTTTTCTTGGGTATACAGGTAGCATCGTTGATTGTGACCAGTGGCAGCAGTCCACCTTTAAGAAAACTAATCTCCAACAGATCCTGGAGATTGAAGTAGGCAGTATGCGAGAAGACGTAGAGAAGCTACGTCAAGCCATTGATCTGGGCATGGTGAAACAAGATAACGGCACTGCTCGTATCGCCATGCTCCAGAAAGAACTGCGTGGTGCCATCAAGCAAATTCAAGATGAACGCTACGTTGGTGATAAGCAAGGTTTGATCCTTGCTGGTGCTGATCGGGCGTTGCGTGAGATTGTTTTGATCTTTAAGGATGATCCCATTGAAGGTCCACTCCAGGATGCAGTCATGGCTGTGTGGACAAAAATCCTGGCGGAAGAATCCTGAGTGTAGGGAGTTAGGGTAAGGGGATGGCAAACACATCCCTTTACGCTGTTTACAGGCGGACTGCCCGTGCCGGTGCAAAGCAACAGGTTGTTAAGAAGACCAGCGATATTGATATTGAAAGAGCACGGGTTGATTTTTCTTACTTCTGTGATGTTGTAGGTGAGAAACCACCTGCAACGCACATGCGCCTATGGCATGAGCACCTTTGCACAGGCAACAACTCTGAATGTTTGATTGGTATTGCTGGCCCCAATGTAGACATCCTGGCGCCACGGGGTTCAGCAAAATCCACGGTGCTTGGTTTGTTTACAGCGTGGTCGATTGGTATCCATGCACTGCACAAGAAACCGCTAAAGATTCTCTATATTTCTTACACAGTTGATGTTGCACGTCCTAAGAGTGCAGCCATTAAACGAATCATTGAAGAGAATAAGCACTATAAAGAAATCTTCCCAATGGTTAAGATTGCCAAAGGGATCAACTCTAACGAATATTGGAGTATTGATTGGAAGTTTGCAGGGATTAGATCAACTGGTGAAGAAGAATTTACTGTTTGTTGTGCAGGTTTGAAAGGTGCTGTGACCTCAAAACGTTCGCACCTTTGTATTATTGATGACGCTATCAAGAGTGCAGACGATATTAAGAACAAAGATATTCGTGCAGCCATGGAAGATAACTGGAACTCAGTTATTGTTCCGACCATGTTTGAAGGTGCTCGGGCTATCTGTCTTGGCACCCGATTCCGCCATGACGACATTCACAACACAACCTTTACGCCAGCCAATGATTGGGTGCAGATTGTTCAATCTGCCATTACAGTTGATGAGAATGGTGACGATAAATCCTACTGGCCTGAGATGTGGTCACTGGAATACTTGCAAGATCGTAAGCGCCAGGCTCCCATCAGTTTTAGTTTCCAGTATCAAAACCAGATTATCCAAACCAGTGAGCTGTCGGTTTCTCCTGAGCTGCTAATCAAGAGCAAGATCCCAACTGAGTTCGACACGTTGGGCGTTGGTGTTGACCTATCAGCTGGTGTCCGTGAACGTAATGACTATAGTGTGTTTGTACTAGGGGGTAGGGTTGGGGACAAGATCTACATCATTGATACCAAGCGCCTCCGGTTGATGGGCAACCTGGAGAAGCTAGAAGCCATGATGGAAATGATGTATGAATGGGGAATTGTTTATAAAGATGGTGACAAATATTTCCCCACTGGATCCAACGTGGATATTTGGTCAGAAGCGGTGGCCTACCAAGCATCTCTGGAGGCGGACTTCAAGCGCATCTGTTTAGGTGAGCACGGTCTCTACAACATGATCTGGCATCCAGTCAAAGGATTCCGTGGCGACAAACTGGCACGCTTCCGGGGCATCATGGGTCTGTTTGAGCAGCGCAAGATCTTCTTCAACAAGTATCGCAAGTTCCAAGCGCTCCATGATGAGATCATTAACTTTGGCGTTAGCTCTCACGACGATTGTGTGGATGCCATGGTCTGGCTCTGCAATGGCCTGATGACACGGGGCAAGTTGGAGTTGGAATATTAAGGTTAGAGTATTGTCGGAATTAGACTGATACTACGTCCAAATGAGCACCGGTTACTTTGTTGTTGAACTTGAGCAAGATGCTTACGGTTCAGCTATCATTCCTTTACCTGATGAGCTGTGTCACGACATGGCGCTCCAACCAGGAACTGAGTTTGATATTGAGGTAGAGGATGACGTAATTACCTTACGGCGCCTGCAAACTGGTTACGAGATCGAAGACAACTAATTAATTTTTTCCCACTATGAGCACCCAGAGCCAATCCGTTTTAGAAGGAATGCTCAAAGCTGTTGTGAACCGTGAGTCCACGGGCACGGCAGACACGATGCTCATCAATGCCCACCTCTCCCAAATGAAAATGTTTGGGATTCGGCAGGGCGTCGAGTTTTATCCCAATCAAGATAACTTTGGAACGCAACGTTTTGATTTTATCCAACAAGTTATCAAGTTCAATCGTTTAGATGCACGCTTAGATTCTATTTGGGATCGGTTTTTATCTTACGGTAAAGGACTGTTTTACATCAGGCCAACAAAGAAAACCTATCGTTTGTATTGGTTTGATAAAGATGCTTACCGTACTTATTACTCTCCAGATGGTGATCTAGAAGAAGTCATCATCATCTATGCATATAAGGTTAAATCCAGTCGTGGATTTGGTGGCGTAGGCCTGGTTACTGATAAGCGTTATGTGCGGCTCCGTATCACGCCAAGTGAGATTCACGAACTCCACAGTGAACAAGAACTGTCGTTTGATTCCCTGGAGACGACACTTAATTTCAACGATAACAAAGTACTTGAGAACACGCTGGGCTTTATTCCATGCGTAGAAGTTCTCAATAACCCTGACGCTTTTGGTACTGATGGCAGCGGTGAGTTTGAATGGTTAGCTAACCAGATCATTGCTCACGATGAGATGGTCAAGAACATCAGGGCAAACCTGTCGTTCTTTGGTAACCCCACACTGCTGTCCTCCCGTCCAAAGCACGACATTGTTGAGTCGTCACAGGAAGGTGCAGTACAACGCCCCAGCATTGCAAGCCAATCTGGTTTCCAATCTGAGTTCTCCCTCTCTAGCTCCACCTTTAAACAGGATCCAACAGAGCGCAAGCAAGCTGGCTACATCGGACTTCCTGGTGGCGGCCTACGTGTGCCACGGGTGATTGCCAACCTGGAGCCGACTGATCGCGTTGGTTTCATTACACCTAACGCCATCAGTACAGACCAGTCCCGCTATGTGGATCAGTTGCGTTCTGAGATTCGCCTGGCGCTTGGTGGTATTGATGACCTGTCGATTACTAACGTCACCGCAACTGAAATCAAATCAGCTTACGGACGTGTTAGCGCCACAGCAAAGAAAAAGTGTCTGCAGCTCTATACCTATGGCATCTGCCGTTGCTTTGAGTTGATGATCTATCAGGAAGAACAGCTCTTCCGTAAATCATTAGCAGTTGCATCTGGGTTAACATATCCGATATTGCCTGAGAATGCAGATGAAGCAGCATTAGAGAAACATCAAAAAGCAAAAGAAAAGTATGAGAAGGGTTTAGAGAAAGCTCTCGATAAAGCTTTTGAAACCAAAGAAATTCCTAATGGTGTCATTGGTCTTGCCCCTGACGGCGACCGCACAGTGCTTTGGCGCTGGATGGGTCCTGTTTATGAAGACACGCCACAGGACAAAGTTAATCAATCTATCTTTACCCGTAACTTACAAGAATTGGGTGTTGATAGTATTGAGGCACTTAAGTACTTGTTCCCGTCCAAGACGGATGACGAGGTAGCAGAAATGCTCTCTGGTTATCCCTTCCGGATGGTTGGCCAAGTGCAACGAGCGTATGCATCGTTCCTTGATCTCATTAATCAAGAGATGCGCACTCCTCACCCCCAGCGCCCAGATCTCCCTCTGGCAGCTGATCCGCGTCTTGATCTGACGCCATTCCTTTACAGAACACTCGAAAGTCTCCAGAAAGAGGTAACTTATGCAGGCCGATACCGCAGCGCCGATCCAATCGGTACCCCAACAGTATTCGACCCCGCCGAGCAGCTACGCGGCGCCGGTAGCACAACAGACGGCAGCGCAGGCTCCGGTGGCAACAACCAGCCAGTGGGTGGCACCTTACCAGCCGGCCCAAGCACCAGCGCCCCAGATGCAGGCGCAGATCTCGGCGGCACCTTACGCCCCTATCCAGTCGTACCAGCCGTCCCAACCTACAGCGGAGAACCCGTACAAGGAAGCGTTCAACCGGGTGGTGTCACTCCTGAGTTCACCAGTTCAATTCCCGTTCCAGGGTCAACAGTCCGCACCGACACAAGGAATCGACCCGGCCAGCTTCAGTTCCCAACAGAGCGTGGGGTACAGCAACAATTCGGCAGCCCCGATCTATCCGTCCAGCCAGGGTTACTCGCCCAACTCTTCCCAAACATCGCAGGAAATAACAACGCAGCAGCTCCTCGCAAACGGGGTAAGTCCTCAAAGTCTTGAGGTTATTGATCACTTCGGTGCCGATGCTCCTGCTGTTCTCAATGAATATGCCTGCACCGTTGAAGATGCTTTGATTGCTCGTTATGAGCAACTGACAGAAGCTGTTCAACTGCTGGAAGAACTGGCCCAGGAACATCAAGCTTACGAACGGATCTTGACTGATCCTGATGTACTGGCTGATTACACCTGTGAGTTCTTCGGTGAGAACGGTCCCTACCCCGTTAAAGATGAGCAACCTGCTTATGGTTATCAAGAGCAGCAAGCTTATCCTGAGCAGGAGTACTACAACCCCTCTCTGGAGCGGGCCAATATGCCAGTTCCTCCCAGTCCTCAGCTAGACATGGATTCGCAAAACTTCTGGGATAACTTTGGCAACGTGGCTGAACGTGACCCTGCAAATGCTTGGCGTTATCTGTCGCAGGCTCAGCGCAATCCCGGTGTGTTCCGCCAGAAACTCCTGGTGATGGACTGATCTTTAAAAACAATTGAGTTTAGAATAAGGGGTAGTGATTACTGCCCCTTTTTTATTTTAAAGATATGGCAATGCTTCCAGAATCTGCACGTACTGCAGCTGCTTATTTAGGAGGCGGCATTGCACGTGGCATTGAACAAAAGGGTGCACAAGTTGCACAAGCAGGAATGAAAGCAGCAGAATCTGCAAGCAGTGGTGTTGGTCAGAAAGTAGGACAATTCTTGCAGACCATGGGTAGCCAGGCTCAACAATTTGGTAGTTCTGTTGGAATGAAAGGTGCTATCAAAAAACGTGATGTCGGTCTTGCCGCTGCTGGCGCTGCAATGACTGGTGCCTTTGTTGGTGGCATGGGTGCTAATGCTGGCATGAATGCCTTGATGGGGTATCACATCACTGATCCCCGTAACCGCGTTCCACCCGAAGCAGGACGCATGGGCGGTAACGTAATGCCTTCTGATTTACAAACAAGCTATATCGCTTTAAACCAACCCGGTTCTCCACTGGGTATGCAACAGATGCGCATGTCCTATGACATGAAGACTGCGCAAGAGCGTCAGCGTTTACTGCGTGCTGCAATGGGGCCAGAGGCCATGTACAACAACGGACCTGAGGCTGAATCCTGATGTCTAAAGCTGATAAAGCAAAGCAACAATTAAAAGCTTATACAGAGCAATTGATCCCAGAGATCCGCTCTGAAATGGCAACACTGCAACCAATGGACTACAACCCGTATGAACGGATTGGTCCTCTGCCTCCTAATAGCTACAACTATTGGAACCGTTCTGCCGGTTACCAAGATGTTGAACCATACTTTGATCCCGAGTGAATCAAGCTGCTAAAACAGCATTGCAAAGTGGCGTTGCACTAGCTGGCATGGCTGGTGCACGTGCTTTACAACGTGGTGCCATTAAACAATATCAACAACGTGGAATGCAGGAGACTGGATCTGCTTTTGAGCAGCCAGCCCTTAATCAAATTGTTGGTCAATATACTCAACAAACAGGATTAAATCCAACCATTACTGCAAACGTTCAGCCATCTGGCGCCAGCTATTCAAAGCTAGGTGAGAATGCAATTTCTTTGAACGTTGATAAAGCAAGTAAGTTTACCCTTGGCCATGAGCTTGGCCACCAGTCCATTGAAGCAGGTGGTGGCCCACTCCAATGGATCCAACGTCATACCTATGGTGGCGTCAATCCTAATGTGATAGGGTTAGCCACGATTGGTGTTAGTGCTGCTATTCCTTCTGCGCGTCGTGCTGCATCCCTTGCTTTAGGGATGAACTATCTCAATAACAGTGGTCGCATTCTTTCTGAGATTGAGGCCAGCCGTCGTGGCACGCAACTTGTTAACCAGGCTGGTTATCCCGTATCCCCTGCCCCTGGCGCATTCCAAGCTGCAGGTTATGTAATCGCTCCAGCGGCTGCAGCATTAGGCGGCCTTGGTGCAGGTAGGTTTTTGCGTTCCTTTGTCCAGCAAATTGGGCAAAATTAATAAAGGCAATAAGTAAGTATTGCTATAATTTTATTAATGGGGCGGAAGTTCCCAGATTTACCGTGGCTCTTTGCCACAAGTCAGGGATCTTTCTGGATCTCCGGTGTCAGCTAAAACTACGCTGAATAACCAACATGTTTATTGATAACGACTTTCCCAAGCTGTTGGGCGCGGAGCTGTACCGTCCCCACCCAGCTTATATCGTGGAAATGGCTTGCGAGCCTGTGGTTGTCCACGATTTCACCAAACAGCCCGGCCAAACGGTTCAGTTAGACCGGTACCGCTTCTGGGGTAACCCTGGTACCAAGACCAACCGTGAGCGTACCCAGGATCAAACCATCGGTACTGCTAACAGCCGGTCCATCGTTAAGGACAAGGTGCTGGTGTCTCTGCGTGAGTACACCGGTCCTGCAGATCCGAACAACGCCAACCTCCCGAGCACCTTCAAGATTGCTCGTGAGACTCTGATGACCGCTCAGCGTCTGCTGCTGGACACCGGGAACCTCAACATGTTCCACCAGTCCATCGGTTCGCTGACCCTGCTGGATGACTACCGCCGCTGGCGCGACCGTGTGTTCCTGGACGAACTGTTCAAGTCCGAGTCCCGTGGTCAGTCCTCCGACACCCAGGGTGGTTACTACTATCCCAACAACAAAGCAAAGACCGGCGCTACCACGCTGACTGCTTATACCGCTACTGAGTATGCCTCTGAGCGTTATAAGTTCAACGTGAAGACCGACCTGCTTGAGGTGGTGAAGAGCCTCCGCAAGCGTAACGTCCCCGTGTTTGCTGACGGTTACTACCGTTGTATTGCTGATCCCTCTTTCATGAAGGATCTGCGTGCTGATCAGGGCTTCCGTGAAGTGGCTCGTTACCCCGGCTTTGCCGCTGGTAACCCGCTGATGAGCGGCATGAACCCTAACGCTGCCATCTATGGCGGTGGTCAGTACGGCCAAGCTCAATTCGTTGGTGGTGAGCCCACCATGCCTTCTGGCTTCGTGTTTGAAGGTGTGCGTTTCTTCGAGTCCACCAACTTCCCCTCCAAGACCATCACCGTTGACATTGGCGACGGCGCTGGTGCTGTTTCTCACGACACTCCTCCTGCACTGTTCTTCGGTCCTCAAGCCGTGGGTGTGGGCATTGGTGGTCCTAACGCTCAGGTGCTCATCAATAACAATGATGACTTCAGCCGCTTTATCATCCTGATTTGGCAGCTGTACGCTGGCTTCGCCAACCTGAACAAGGACTTTGTGACCACTGCGTTCACCATCGTTTGAGGAAGGAGGTAATTAACAATGGCTACTTACAAGTCCAACGCTGGTGCTATTCTCCAGCCCGGTAACCAAATCAACCGCCTCTCCTCCTACAACACCGAAGGTGTGTATGGCTGGCCTGGTGTTGAAGCTTTTGAGCTGATTGGCTACGTCAAAATCGACAACCTCGCTGCTGACAAAGCTAGCTACAAGAGCTTTGATATTACTGTTCCTTCTCCTGATCGTCGTCCTGATGATCGGGTCCGCGATAACCGCACTTCCCTGGTAGTGTCTGCCTCCTCGGCACGTCCTGCTTATATCTACGGTGCTTCTATCGCCATTGCTCAGG